AAGTGGTGACCCCTACTCATATTATCTCTACACTTCAAAATTTAAACAATCCGGGCGCGCAATCTTCTCGACCGGCCTTAACCAATCTTTCTACGGCAGACTCCGCTAATTTATTACAGGCTAAGAGGGACCCCTACAGCGACGGGGTTCACATGTTGAATGACACCAACCAGGAAAAATTGAAAATCTTGGGCCTTTCTGGAATAAGCATTAGCGCGGGGACAACTAACGGATCTCAAGGGGCAACTGTGGAGACCTACACTGACTCCACAGATCTTTTAGGATCTGGAAGTAATTTTATTTCGGAGGACATTTCCACCGATACAACGGCCAGCGGAAGTGCCGTAATGTTTACTGATCGAGACAGAGGTTTAGAGAATAATGCATTAAATACTCAACTTGTTGACACTTTGATTAATGCTGCGGGGGCCAACTTTGTAACAAACGAGACGCTAGATCTGGAGAGAATGCAAACTTCTTTGGTATACAATCAATTGGTAAATCTTGCCGATCCCCTCGCCGGCGGAAATTCCTTCTCTATTGCAGTTAATTATAAGTCGGTTCGTAGGGTAGAATATTTGTTTTCCCACCAAACCACCGGTATAGCCGGTATCAAACAAATGGACTGGCGCCTGTTAACTAAAGATGCCTATGCCGCCGCCAGGGCCGCTAAAATCTCGTTACTGTGTCGCATTGTTGAGACCAACACATTGAATAATCAATTTAAGCTTGAAGCTTATGACGGTATATTCGTTATTGGTGGGGGACTATCGGCCGCCTCAATGAATAAGGTGGGTTATAAAGCTGCAATTAAGGGCGTATATGATCGAATAGTACAACAAAGAAAGAGTCTCTTACTAAATATTAATAGAGAAGTCATGGACATATCTGCCGAATATATAACGTCTCCGGAAATGATATATAGTAGCAACGTTGCTGCACCCGGAGCTAACGGCCCCCCAGCAACTAACGGCTCCGGTATGGGGGGCACTTACTAATGCCATCTGCACCAGTCCCAATTTATGATTTTAAAATCTTAATTGACCGGCGTACCATGGGCCTAACCGCACAGGAGCGTGTGGGCCCACAACCAGAGAATACGGAAGGGGGGTGGACGTCACATCCTTTTGTTCGCAATAATTGGGGCATCCGGGATCGTCTCCGGGGTGCGACTGGTTACTACTATACGGAGCAGCAGTCACAATATGGGGATATTCCGCAAATGCGACATCTCCACAACGAGGTATCACAGTTAAAACCGCTAATTATGTCAGTTGAGGGAGGCTTTAACGACCAGGACGACGAGAGACTTGTGATAAAATTTGACAATGCAGGCTGGAACGAAGCCGGCGATGCTTCCCTTGCCGGGCAAGACACGGGAGATCTTTTGGATCAATTTAAAGTAGACGATGAAGATTACGAAGGAAATCCCTATTTTGATAAGTACCTAACTAAAGGATTCTTTGCTCACGATCCGTTACTTCGCAATGGAACTACCCAAGTCCTCCCAATCTTTAATGAAATTGGAAGCCGAGATTATTATTTTGATTATAATACCTCATACAAAAAGCCGCCCTCGGATCAGCTCGCCCTCCAAGACTCAAGCTACGTTATAAAGGTAAATCCGGTGTATAATCATTATTTGCACACCTCACCGCGTTATGAAACCGTGATTCAGGGTGTTCCGGAGATGATGATTCCCAACGCGTATGTTTTTGAGGCAGAATTACGCAATCCCAATCCCACCCCTCTTGACAATAAATATATCAGCATTATCAGTCTGAATGGTACTGCCAATGAGTGGTTCGTCGGCGGCGCTACGGCCATCGAAGCTATCCAGCTTCCGGGTGGTGATGGAAGAGGCTACTTTGATCATGTGGCAAAAGCTCTAGGTCAGATAGCTAGCAACCCTACGACTCTTGAGCAACAGATTGCCCAGTATGAGGCATCGTTTAAGAATTATGTAGTTTTAGAAGGGGACCTTGGCGTCCTCGATAAATTCCAAACGCGTCAAATCGGGCTGATGCCCGGCTCGCCCGGCGGCTCGCCTGACAGCACGACTGTCCGAACATCTGACGCCCCTACGGTAGATTTTTATCCCTTCTATAACGAAATTATTATAGGAGCTGACCCTTTCCCCGGCTCAGACGCGGGAGGCTCTCTCCTGCAAGAAATATACAACTCCTCCGAAGTTGCTGATGATTCTCAATGGGGGGATAGCCCTGGGACTGGTAAAGATTATATCAACTTGTTGCAAATTTTTGCCGTCAATATTCTTAGCAATGCTTATGAACCCCTCAATCGTAGCTTAACAGCTCGCACCGGCTCCGGGCCGCTACCATTTGAAGAGTGGACCCAGGATCTCACCTATGAGGCAATTCCTGGTATGAATTTCCCCGAGTCCTCGATGCCTACGCTGAACTACACTGTAAATAGCGAAACAATTGATATCCTTTTTAGCTTAGAGGATTTTCCAAGCGAAGCCTTCGACGGCGACGGCGGCCAAGGCTTTAGCGCCCCCATCGCTCAGTCCGATAACCCACTGGATGAATATGCTATCCAGGCCGGTTCCTATGAGAAAAATTATACCTTTATTAAAAATTATACTGGCCGGCCACGCGGCATCGTTGACCCGGCGAACCCCGCGGGGATGCAAGAAGTTAATCCTATAACACGGCTGGCTCCTTCTAGAACCCCAGGTCTGGACCTTTATGAATTGCGCAGCATTGCCGATACTGTGATAGACGCTCATTTGCGTAATATGCGTTCTGTATTGGGTACCGAACGAACCGAGCAATCAGGGCTCGGAGGATACCAAAGTGGCTATGCCCCAACAGATGTTTTGATGTACGTGGTGGAGAAGAGACTCGCCTCTGCGGATGTTACATCACCCCCTCTCCAAACAATCTTCCTTTCTCGAATATTTTCGGATCCTCAAAAAGATCTTAAATATATTGATAATCAGATTAAATATGGCGTAGCTTATCAGTATAATATTAAACAAGTGAGAATAATATTTGGCAACCTGTATGGCTACCGCGACCCTCAGATCTTCTATAGCAAGCATCGAGGCCTCGGCCGCGCTATTGGAAACGCATTGGGGTTCTTCCGTCCGGAAAACCCAGGCCTTCATATGGACGATTATTTTGTAAATCAATTCCCGCCCCGCGGCGGCTATTTGGCCGAAGACCCTGCGATGGCCGGAACCGATGATGAGGCCGGCCCGACCCTAGGGGGAGCCACCGACAGTGACATTGCTCATTCCCATACGGGGAAATTTATTTATCAACCAGCAAACTGGGCTGTTGGGGTAGACGTCGCGACCGCGCCCGGGTGGGTTGCGAATTACGAGAGTGATTACGTTGCTGCGGGCCCTCTCGCCCACAATTCTCCCGAAGGAGCTGATCAGAACGTCTTTCAAAATTTCTCCCTTGAAGTTAAAACAGGAATGGGCTTTGATGGAAATAACGACGGGGGCGCTCTAAGTGGAGATTATCGACCAATGTATGATACACTGGTTCTACCTCCGCCGCCCGAGGTATACGAGGAGTCTGAAGAGGCTACGGAGTTAGTACAAGAGGGGGCCCAGTGGACCGCCGCGGGAGGTAATTCTCAGTATGTTACGGAGGTGATTGACGAGATGCAGCAGTACCAGGAAACTGAGGACCAGTTCGACGAGATCGGAGACTACGAGGCAACTATTTTTGCCGAGGATACAGTCAACGAGTTCGGTGCCGGCTACGAAGGCCCCGTGCTCGGCGTCGACCTGGACGACGCGGTTGTTGTTGCCGAGGCTTATGGCACAACAGTTGATGACCCTTCACTCGGCATCGGTCTTGACCTCCTCATCCCAGACGTAGTTGCCCTCGTCGACGACCTGGACGGAGGTCTAGCTTTTGGCCAAGGAGATCTTGCAGCGAAGATCGTTGGGAACCTGAATGAGACGGCCGTCGCGGGCGAAGAGCAAGCTGTGATGGGCGAAGGGGCCCTGCTCGGACAACTGGCCGGCGGCGTCGCGGGCGAAGAGCAAGCCGCTGAGGGTAATGTGGCGGGCCTCGCGGCCGCCGCCGAAGGCGGACTGGCCCTCGGGCTCGCCGGCGGGTTCATTAACTTCACTCCCCCCGTAGGAAATTAAAATGCTAGGGCTACAATGGTATTTAGACATCAACGAATATGACGGACCCACCAGCAATACTGTTTTGATAAATCAGTTTTCAATTGGTGGACAGCAGATTGCTGATGGTCCCACCAATTCTCAACTTAAGCGCGCCTTATATTATCAAGATGGCCAACGCTTAACCGTTGATCGTTTTATGTGGGATATCAATCAGGCTTTCTTGGCAGCTTATAACAACGGGGAGACGGATACGATATACTCAGTTTCGGCCCACTTGCATTCGAGTGCTATAGAAACTGGGCCTCTTCTATCCGATCCCGTATGGCTAAACCACGAGATGGCCATCGTATATCATTTCTCTGGGGCCCAGCTAAACACCAATCGGCGCTTTCAGATAGCCTTCCGATCTGGTGAACACGGTACGGGATATATTGATCCGCCGGTGCTCAACCTAATTGACGGGGGCTTTGATGCATCAGGAGCCGACCTTCCCATTGCCACTGTGGACACTGTGAATGTCCCCTCATCTCCAGCAACTTTAACCGATTACTCTACACAAGTGGCGATGATTATGGATAAGCCACCAGTGCCCCCCGATGTATTATTTTTTCCTTTTAGGGGGAATAGCACTAAGTTGCTTCTTTTGTTAGACGCGAGCGTAGGAGACCTTCTCCAGCAGCCCGTTCATTTAACCAATGCAGATGCGGCCGCGATCAGAAACCAACTTGTAGCACAACAACAAATTATTCTCCCCTCGGCTCCTGTAGGAGAATATTTAGAGGCGAACACTTCTGTTAAATTAAGGTATAAAAGTGACGACCCAGTACAGAAATATGAGATTTTCCGTTCCACCACACGCCCCAACTCTTATGCTGATTTCATTAGCGAAAATAATCCGCACGCTACGGTGGAAGAAGTCATTTCTTCTAATCTAACGGCCGTTGCCGCCTCCTATACAGATGATGTGTTGCCCAATACGAAGTATTACTATTGTGTTCGCGGCATAGACATCCACGATAATTTTTCAAATCCTGGTGGGGTTCATGAGATCGAGCTAGTGAACAACGCTGGCCAGATTTATTTTACACACAACCTCGTTAATTTTGACCGGCCCGAGAAGAGAAGCTTTAAAAAAGGCGCCAGGCGGTATGTTTATATTGAACCGGCCCTTCCACAGATTGTATACGATCAGGAAAGATTTATGTCGATGGCCGGTGTTGACCCGGACCACCCCGCCCTTGATCCGACCGCACCACCCCCGCCAAGTATTCTGCAAAGCCCAGAGCTAAACGATTCGGTTTGGGAAAAAATATTCAAAGTTCGTGTGATTAGTAGAAAAACAGGAAAGAAGTTTGACGTCAATATTACGTTTAAAAATAGCGGCGTGGTAAATCCATAGGAAAGTTAATTAGTTAGTTACTATTTATAGAGAGAGGTTTTATTATGGGATTCTTAGACAATTCAGGAGACATCATTTTAGATGCAGTATTGACCGATACGGGTCGAATGCGCTTAGCCAAGGGAGACGGCAGTTTTAGCATTGCCAAGTTCGCTTTGGGCGATGACGAAATCGATTACGGGCTGTACGACAAGAACAACCCGAATGGGTCCGCGTACTACGATTTAACCATCCTCCAAACTCCCGTTTTGGAGGCCTTCACCAACAACACTTCAGTACTTAAATCTCGTTTAGTTTCCATTGAAAGAAAAGATATACTTTACTTGCCCGTTCTGGAGGCCTGGGCTCAAGGAGATACCGCGAAGCATGCAGACGGCACGTACGTGGTACCAGTGGATAAGTCCACTGTTGATCAGTTGACCAACAACGGGGCCCAATCAATTGCGACAGGAATGCTTAATGGCTATCAACCCGTCAACTCCACTCACCATATTCAAGTAGATCAAGGACTAGATAGCACTGAATTATCGTCAGCAGAGATAATCCCAGCCGATTTGATAGAGACTCAATATAGCGTGGAGATTGATAATCGTCTAGGTTCGCTCGTCTCGTTCGCTCAGGGCGCCGCTCCATCTACCCCAAGTTTCGTTGATGATGATAATATAGCCCTGTATGTGATGGCCGGCACCAACAGTCCTTATATTAATACTATCTCGGCAGAGGATGCATCATCTATTGCTGGCCCGCGCGGAACTAAATTTAGTTTTAAGATTGCTGCCAGTCTCGAATTGCGAACGAGCACCTATTTATTTAACAAGCTTGGATCCACTGGAACAGCGGCTTTAAGTAACGACAACGGCACAGCGCTGGCAGCCAACAATTGGAAATTTATCGATTCAACAGTTCGGCTAACAGGTATTAGCACTGGCTATCGGATCGATCTTCCTGTTAGATTTGTGAAGTACACCGGTTAGGAGAAAACTTTAGGATGAGCACCACATTTAAAATTTTAGACCCCAATGACAGCGTTTCAACGCGAAGTCTGTTACACGAGGCTATTCCTATTACGGGTACCATTATTTCGGGCACCTATAGCGATAATAATATTAAGAACTATGCCCACGGAATTTTCCAGTCAGTTTATGACTATCCATATTTAAGCTCCTCAGCTAACCATATTTTTGATCTGGCTGTTGGCTATGCGGCCACGTCGAGCCTTTCCGGCGCCGCAAGTACGCAGAATGCCAAAAAGATTAATATGTACAACGAAATGGCCCAAGTCCTAGTCGGCTTTGATGAGACCAACAAAGTCCGTTTGTTTGATAAGGACGGAGACCTTACAGGGGGAACCAAAAATGAAGCCGCCTTCTTTATAAACTTCGCGCGCCTCATCTCCAAGGACGAAATTAAAAAGGGAAGCTTTACATTGGAATTGGGAGTTAATACGGCTTCCGCCACGCCTTTTAGAAAAAGAGTTACTGTTAAGGACACCAATGGTTCAAACAACTATAAAATTAATTCACCGGCCGGCGAATATGGACTACTCTATGTATCCAATAGTTCAGGAATTCCGCACTTGTCAGCTGACGGCCGTCCATTAAATGGAATTACGGGTTCGACACAAATGCCCGTCGGTCTTCTTTATTACCAAGCGGGAATTGCAGTTTTATCTGCCTCTGTCTTTGCTTCTGGTAGTGATTCAGCGACCCGAACTGGTGGCGTGTTGTCGGCTTCGTGTGTAATGAATTCATCCGGTGATACTATCGATGCTCTGCTTACGGGCTCTTCAATTACGGGTGCCTGTGATCGCCTACGAAGTCGAATTTCAAATATTTCGTTTAACAACACTACGGAACTGAACTCAACAATCTATTTCTGTAGAGCCAATCACGGGGAATTTAATTATTCTTCCAACCCCACCTATCTAAGCGCGAGCAAGTTGGTGGTCAAGAACAACGCTTACGATGTGCCCGTGACTTACGCCACAACCGTTGGACTTTATTCCGATGCCAACGAATTGCTGGCCGTTGCAAAACTATCGGAACCATTGAAGAAGGATCCGTCTAATGAATTTACAGTTCGGGTACGTTTGGATTACTAGGACATGGAATGTCTTGGTATAAGTTCAAGGATAACGACGTATACGTCAATCCGCTAACCACATATCCAGCGGTAAAATTTTTAATCTATAGCGGGAGTTCTTTTTATAACGATACTCCCACGATCTCTGGTGCTTTCGCAGCGCCGATTCGTCTGACTTCACCTGGCAATGTTTCTTTATATGAACTAAACGTCGACCGGGTGTCGGCCAGTACCGGTCGCTCGATCGGGCCGTCTGATATGAATATCGCAGACAACGGGCTAATCTATCCCTTTGTAATTAAAAACGGCACCAGGATGGCGATGCGAACCACCAGCAACGCGCAGTTCGCCGCTTCCGCTTTGGGCGCGCCCATCAAAAGCGTATACCCTCTGGTTGCGACCATCTCCAAAGAATATTACGCAGCCGCAACTAAAAGATATACCGCATCTTCAGTAGTGTTCAACGACTCGGGCCCTCCCACGGTCACGTCCGGATCGGTTACTCACTTGCGCGCCCTTAAAAACACGTTGAATTATTATACTATTTTGAGCCCGAACTACCAATATTCTTCATCGTTGTTTCAAAGAGACTTTGACAATATTAAACTTGGCCTCGTTAGTATTCCTAGTATTTTTTATGGGGATGAAATTAAAAAGGGCACGATCGATTTAAAGTTTTATTTCACCGGTGCCCTAGCAGGCCGCGCGCAAGACAAATATCAAAACGGAGAGCTTATAGAAACAGTCGGCCCCCAGAGCGGAAGCGTAGTGGGAGTTGCGTTATATAACGAAGGGATTTTGATCTTAACTGGCGCTGCAGCTTTAAACAACTCCACCGATACATATGTTACGGGTACCGCTGACAACCCTCGATGGATTCATTTTGGTGGCGAGACGATCCCTTACACAACGGGGAGTCTTAACTCGTCTTATTTAATGACACTCTCCGGAACGAATACGATTCAAACATTGACGATGTTTGCTACGTGTCCCAAAGCACAACTAAATCATTCTAATAATCCCTCCTATAGAACTTTCACCACCTCTAGTCAAGTTTCCACTGGAAGCCGCGCCTACTTGGAGGGCCCCCAAATTCCAATTAAAAATATTGTGAGTTCGTCTTATGCAGATCCCACCGGATCTTTCGAGAAGACAACTTTTATTTCTAAAATTGGTATCTACGATGAGAACCAAAATCTTATTGCAATCGCTAAGCCAGCCACACCGATTAGAAAAACTGCTGAAAGAGATTTCACATTTAAGATAAAATTAGACATATAGTTCTTTTAGAATCAAAAGAGAAAAGTTAGAAAAGGATCCATGATATTAGGTTTAGATATTAGCACCAGTATTACCGGTTACACTATACTGGATGACGAAGGGGAAATTATAGTGTGTAACCATATTGATTTACGCAAAGAGAAAAACTTTTTTAAGAAAGTGTGCATTATCAACTCACAGCTTTTAGCAATAGCCAAAGAGCACCAAATAGAACGCGTCTATATAGAACAATCCTTGCAGTCTTTCCGGTCCGGATTCTCATCTGCTCAGACTCTTTCATTACTTTCAAAAATCAATGGCATTGTTTCGTGGTTGTGCTATAATATGTTTAGTGGGGAACCTAACTATATTGGCGCCAGCTCTGCGCGCAAAGCAGTTGGGATTAAAGTACCCCGAGGCCAGAAGGCAAAAGCCGTTGTTATGAATTTTGTTCTTGACAACGTGGGTGACTTTGGTGTAGAATATACAAGATATGGTAATCCAAAAGCAGGCTATGCAGACCGCGCGGACAGCTATGTGGTTGCCCGGGCCGGTTGGTTGAGTGAAACAAAAGAAGCTTAAAATCTTATCATCTGTTCTGGGAAGTTACTATCGTTCACGCGAGGAGTACCTTTTTAGTTGTCCCTATTGTGGGCACCACAAGAAGAAGATGTCGGTGAACCTTGACAAAGGTTACTTCAAATGTTGGGTATGTGATACACGCGGAAAAAACGTCTATCGAATCATTCGTAAGTTTGGTGATCATCACCAGAAGAAAGAGTGGAGTGCTCTTACTGCCCAGGTAGATTATACCCAGCTAGAAGATATATTTGGGGAGAGTGTTGAAGTCAAGCAGGTAATTGATCTTCCTAAAGAATTTGTCTCTCTTGCCAACAGAGATATTCCCCCCACTGGTTTTGCTGCGCGCAATTATTTGAAGAAGCGCGGGGTTACCAAACGCGATCTAGTGTGGTGGAAATTGGGCTATTGTCATGAGGGAGAATACGAAGGGCGCATAATCATTCCTTCGTTTGATGACGATGGAAACGTGAACTATTTTGTTTCTCGCTCATATGACCGACAGTATTATCCCAAATACAAAAACCCACCGGTGAGCAAAAATATTGTATTTAATGACTTGTTTATTGATTGGTCTTCTGATATAGTATTGGTAGAAGGTGTCTTCGACGCAATAAAGGCCGGCCGTAATTCAATCCCTCTTTTAGGATCCACTCTCAACGATGAGTCAAAATTGTTGAGTAGAATCGTCAAAGAGGATTCGGCTGTGTATGTTGCGTTGGACCCAGATGCCTGGAAGAAAGAAATGAGAATTATCGAAACTCTATTAAAATTCGATATCGAGGTCTGGAAGGTAGACGTTGGTGACTATGAAGATGTTGGTGCAATGCCAACAGAGACCTTCCAGAGAGCAAAGCAAAACGCCAAGAAAATCGATTTTGATAATTTCTTGGTTGCTAGCCTCAAAAACTTATAGGAGAAATTTTGAAATTTGCACACATTGCGGATACGCACATTAAGAATCTAAAGTACCATTACGAGTACAGGATAATCTTTGAACAATTATACGAAACTTTACGTGAGGAAAAAGTAGACTATATTATTCACTGCGGCGACATCGCACACACCAAAACACAGATCTCACCAGAGTTTGTTGAACTGTGTTCTGAATTCTTCGCCAACTTGGCGAATATTGCCCCCACCTACATTATTCTGGGTAATCACGATGGAAATTTAAAAAACTCGTCCCGTCAGGACGCGATAACGCCCATCGTCCAGGCTTTAGATATGCCGACATTACATTTGCTCAAGAATTCAGGAGAGACGCTTCTGGGGCCCTCTACGGCGATTAACGTACTTTCAGTGTTCGATCGAGACAATTGGGAGAGCCCATCTGACCCAGAGCGCATCAATATCGCCCTTTATCACGGTTCTATCTCTAATTGCACTACCGATGTGGGGTGGAAGATGGAACATGGTGAAGATGAGCTTCGGATTTTCTCTGAGCACGATTTTGCGATGCTTGGAGACATTCACAAGCGTCAATATCTTGACCCCGAAGGTCGCGTGTGGTACTGTGGATCCACGATTCAGCAGAATTTTGGCGAGACAAATGACAAGGGAATTCTAATTTGGGAAATCGAAGACAAAGAGACCTTCAAGGTTCGTCCTCTCCAGTTCCGAAATCCGAAACCCTTTATCACAATTGAACTCACGCCGAAGGGACGAATGCCCAAGGGGCTTATAGTACCCCCGACTGCACGGCTCCGCTTGGTGTCCAACAACAACTTGCCTCTAAATGTCATGAAGCGCGCAGTTGATATCGCCAAACATCGCTTTAAGCCGGAGTCAGTAACCTTTCTAAATCGAGCGGCAGGCTCGCGTGGGAGTGTGGATCTTAACGGCACTGGATTCCTCAAGGAAAATTTGCGAGATGTCACAGTTCAAGAAAAGCTTATGCGAGAATATCTTGAAGGCTATGAGGTTGGTGACGATCTTATAGAGCGCGTGTTCGCACTTAACCAAAAGTACAATACGATTGCCGAGGAGAATGAGGATGTAGCTCGCAATGTTAATTGGAAGTTGAAGTCGTTTGAGTGGGACAACCTCTTTAACTATGGGAAGAACAACAAGGTAGATTTTGAAAATCTAAATGGAATCGTTGGCATCTTCGGTAAGAATTTCTCGGGTAAATCTAGTATCATTGATGGTTTGCTCTACACAATGTTTAATACTACCTCAAAGAATGAGCGCAAGAACCTGAATATTATAAACCAGAACAGAGAGAGTTGTAAAGGCTCGGTTGAAATTACTATCGGCTCAAAGGTTTATTCTATCGACAGAAGTTCAGAGAAATATATAAAGAGACTGAAAGGTGAGGAGACTTTAGAAGCCAAGACCGATCTAGAATTTAATGTCTACGATCCCGTACTAGACGAGACAACGAGTCTTAATGGCGTCAGTCGGATTCAGACGGATGCCAACATTCGTAAGAACTTAGGAACGTCCGAAGATTTTCTATTGACGTCCATGTCGTCACAGCTGGATTCATTGCAATTCATTAAGGAGGGCTCTACTCGTCGTAAGGAAATTCTTGCAAAGTTTTTGGATCTTGAAGTATTCGAGAAAAAGTTTCGATATGCTAAAGAAGACTCCGCCGACCTGAAGGCTTTAATTCGGCGTTCAGCCAATCGTCAGTTTGATGAGGAATTGGATATTGTGAAACGCGATATGGGTGACAACACAGAAGAGTTGGAGACACAAAAAGAAATTTGTGAAACCACTAAGCAATCCTTAAAGGCCAAGGAAATAGAACTCCTTCAGATTAATGAGACGATTGAATCTATTCCCAACGATATTATTGATATTCTAGATGTACGCGAAAAGAAAGAGCAGCTTCTTGCGGATATAGAAGGCCAAAAGGAAAAGAAGGATACCCACTACGAAGCTATCGGCGCACTTAAGACAACTAGAGATAGCCTTTTGAAAGGCCTCGACGAGACGGATATCAACGACCTTAATGCTACGCAGAACGAAATTGATGAACAGTCTAAAGATTTGGAGACTCTGGTTGCTTTGGCTAAATCGCTGCAAAAAGAATATAATAATAAAAACAAGAAGTTGCACCTTCTCGATAATATTCCTTGTGGGGACAATTTTCCTACCTGTAAATTTATTAAAGATGCATATTCGGTAAAAAACCACGTACCAGTACTGCAGGGAGAGATTCTTTCTAAGTTAGAGAATGCTAAGGAGATAAAAGAATATATTGATTCGTTAAGTCCTGATCAGATTAGTCTTCATATAAATAAATATAATGAGGCTCTGGTCGAATACGGGAATGTGGTTGCTTTACTAAAAGACACACAACTAGAATTTGAGAGAGCCAACTCTAAAATCCTCACTTTACAGAACGAGTTGAATTCTCTAGAGACTGATATATTTACCTACGAAGAAAACAAAGAGGCCATCGAGAATTTTGCTTATTTGGTAAAGCAACGTACTGCTGCTCAGAAAGAGATCAAAACGATTTCCACACACTGTGAAGAGTGTAACGAACAGATACTTGAACTTTACAAAGAGAATGGCTCCTTGGAACAAAAGCTGGAGAATATTAAAAAGCAGAAAAAAGAGCAACAGGATATTCAGCAAGAATATGCAGCCTATGATTTGTACCTTCAGTGTATGCACTCTAATGGCATTGCTTACGATATCATCAAGAAACAACTACCTGTTATTAATGAAGAGGTGGCCAAGGTTCTTGCAAATATTGTTGAGTTTGAAATCTTCTTTGATGACGATGGAAAGCGACTCAACCTCTTTATTAAACACCCGCGTCATGAGCCACGACCTTTGGAAATGGGCTCGGGTGCCGAGAAGACGATAGCTTCAATGGCTATTCGATTGGCACTTCTATCGGTTTCGTCTCTACCCAAGGGCGACATTTTTATTCTCGACGAGCCGGGGACTGCACTAGACTCAGAAAATATGGAAGGCTTTATTCGCATTCTCCAACTAATTAAGATGTACTTTAAGACTGTGATTTTAATTTCACACCTGGAGTCCTTAAAAGATTGTGTGGATACACAAATCGTGATTGACAAAAAGAGCGGATATGCGAGGGTGAATCAATGAAGTTATCAAGAGCTAGATTACGAGAAATAATTAAAGAGGAGCTAGAAGTCATTTTGACCGATGACGAAGCAGCCGAGATGTTTGGCGAAGCCCTCGGAGCAGAAGCTCCACCCCCCGCTGCAGCCCCAAAGCAGAGCGCTCGCACACAACGCATGGCGAAAGCCGGCCAAGTTGGAGGCCAACAGTCCGCGGAAGATGTGAGTGCTGCGCTCATAACCACCCTTAAGGGCAAAGGAATTCCGGCGGCAGCGCTAAAAGCTGGGATTGCTGACTTCTTGAAGAAGGTGGGAGCTAGCAAGGGCACCGCTCAGCAGGTTGCTACGAGTGCTGCCCAAACGAAACAAAAAGGCTTAGAATAGAGCCGGGTCTTTGGAGAGGCATCATGAACCTGCTGCGAGAAAGCCAGGAATTAATTTCTAAAATTGATGAAATCACTCGCGCTGACAAAGAAGGCGTCGAGTTACCTACTGTTGCCGAAGAACTCACAAAGTATATCTCCAACCCAGACAAGCCCGAGTACTATATGCAGTTCTCGTACGTTAACAAACTGGGGATTAATCCGTCGAGCAAGTACAACACACCCGTGGGCATTTATTCTTATCCGATCACCGAGTATTCACTTCGGAGTCTGATGACCGGCCAAATTCCGTTTGCTTCCGATAGAACTTATATTATAGTATTCAAGCCCCGCAGCGACGAAGGGATTATTTACAACCCAGATCCGGGTATGGGCTATGCCGGCGCCATCCCCGTCGAGGGCTTCACCGGCGGCATAACTCGTGACGAATACTTTGACTTTGTGAAGGAGATTTACTCCGATGATTTTGTTAACAATTATAGCAAGAAACATATGGGCAAAACCTTTCGATCGCCAATGAGTTGGCTGCGAGGAGCGCAGCGAGATGTTAATGTGGCGAAAGAAGGACGCATTACACCTAGCAACAAGAAAATGCTGCAAGATATAATAGTAAAAGTAGCGGCCAAAAACTACCCCCCGCTGCAGGCAAAAATAGATGTGTCGAAATGGTATAAATATGTAGTTAATCATTACATTCTAGAGATGCTTAGGCCGCCCTTTGGTAAAGCAAGCCGCCAGGCCGCCACCGCATCCCCCGGGGACTGGGCGTCAAAAATGTACGCCTCCACTGATTCAAAGCGGCCAAGTTTTGGTGGGAAAGCCGAGGGCGCCCTTAAAGAAGCTTTTGCACAACTCAAAGAAGAACTGATCGACAAATATATCATTAGACCCGAAACCCTAGAACATAGATACAGTAGTGCCGGCCCCACCTTTAATCAGGATCCTGAGCAACCTTGGAACAATGCTCCCGATTGGTTTATGGACATAGCGGTTTCTGATGCTTTTAAGAGCGCAGCTGCAGCTGCCAATCAGCCGCATTATCTAGGAATCTTGTGGAATCTTACACGCGAGGCTTCTCACGAAGATCCTATCGTTTGGTCTAGTATGCTTCGAAAACTTGGAATTGCTGGAGTGGTTGATACCAATAAGGGCTCCGTAATTCACGCCGCGGAGCCCACACAGGCTGTATTCTTTTCGCGCGGAGATTTAGAACTGGTGGAAGTGTTTCAAAACGAACTGAGTCCATATAAAGTTCGTCAACGCGAAGTGAGCGATATGCTACCCGTATTTCATCGAGCTTTCATTGAGAAGTGGGGCAGAAAGCCCAGTGTGCAAGAAAGAGAAAAGTTTGCGTACGTCGCCCAGGCCCGCGGCTTTACGTCGCAGAACCAAGAGGTTAATTTTGCACAGGATCAGGCTCAGAAGATAGGCGAAGATGCTGATAAGGTCTATGACCCTGAGAAGGACCACATCGACCTTTCCAAACACACGCTTTAAAGATATCTTTACACTCTGACTAATTATGTTGAAAGGAGTGACTATGCGACATATAATAGATAAGGGACTAGATAAGCTGGTATCACGCAAGTTACTAGCGTGGGCTACAGCAACTGGTTTGATGATCTTTGCGGATCTGACCTCTGCTGACTGGGTAATGATTACGTGTGTTTATATTGGTGGACAAACCGTCGTGGATGCTGTAGCCAGACTTAAAGGCGTTCCATAATGAAGTGGTTATCACTAAAACATAAACTGAAAAAAGCGTGGGTGTGGCTAAAGAATCATTGGTATATCCCGTTGATTTTTTGTTTGCTTATCATTGCCCTCCTTATATTTGTAATTACCAAGAATGGAGCCTACGTGGCGGCGCTGCTTGATGTATTAGATAAGTCTAGTAAATCTCATAAAGAAGAGGTGGATACTTTAAACAACTTACATAATAGAGAAATTGTGGAGAAGAACCTTATCCTCAAAGAGTACCAGGAAAATCTCTCGAAGATCGAAGAAGAGTATGCAAAGAAGAATGAGGAGCTAGACACTGAGAAAAAGAAAGAGCTTAAAAAGATGGTCGAAGAGGGATATGATGATCCTGAGAAGTTATCCCGAGAGATAGCTCGAATGTTTGGATTGGAACATGGTTAGAAAGATATTAACCCTTTACTTGATTTCATTTTTTGTATTTCCTCCGCTTGTTTTTGCAGAAGAGACAGAAGAAGTATCCTATGATATAGTGAATATCAAGAAGGGTGACCCAGCACCCTTTGACGGGATCTTGCTGACCCCGGCCGCAGCTGCACAAATTGCGGTCGATAAGAAATTTGAAGATGCTGAGTGCGGACTCCGGATAGAGTATGAACTGCAATTGCAGAAGCGAGACTATGAGCTTCTGCTATCTTTTAAGGATGTGGAAATCCACACCTGGAAAGATAAGTATGAGGCAATGATGATCCTCAAGACGTCTCAGATTGACGACTTGAGGGAGCTGGTCCTCAAGCCCAAGCCAGCCAACGGCCCTCTCGCCGTGGCTCTTGGTTTCGGTATCGGTACATTAACCTCTCTTGGTATTTTTGCTATCTCTACTGAGATCGCTAATCAATGAGTGATAAACAAGACCGGGTTGCCAAGTTAGAAAAAGCCATCTCACAGAAATATGGCACCGAAGCTATCAACAACCCGCGGCGGTTTTGGGACGAGGATAAAGAGAAAGACTATATCGCCCAATCTCACGCAGAGCGTAAGAAATTCTCCAAACTATCTGAAACTCAAGACAAAGTGGAACAAGACGGATTTTTAATAAACAAAAAACTACTTACTAGAGACCACAACCGGGCTTGTCCTGTTTGTGAGAAATATTCTTTTCATTCACGCGATGATCTGTATATGAATAAGTTCGAAGCTTGCTTCAAATGCTATATACAATGGGTCGAGAATCGAGAAGAGAGATGGAAAAATGGTTGGAGACCAAATAAGGGATAAACACTATGGCTACAGTATACGAAATCATTCAAGGAATTAATCAGGCAGCTGCCAATTCATATGATGGTGCTCACGATGAAACTTTGCAAGCAGATGGGAAAGCCCGCATAGCTGGGTTATCCAGGGAAGACGGTCACTATATTAAGGACCGACGCGTGATGGACGGCTTTAAGGTTCAATTCCATGGCCCGCTTTTGAGATTAAAATATCAAGCAGAGGTGCGCATCACAGACGTTAAGGACAAGGGGTTCGAGAATGAAATTGGCCGTAAGCTTCAGGGGATTATTAAGTTTTTAAAGAAAGAATATAAAGCTATTACCGGTAATGGGCTTACGTTGACCAAGCAAGGCGATCATCATATTCTGGTGCAACGATTGTCTAACTATCGTACTGATTGTCAGGCCCATTGTGATTATCTCATTGGCGGCCTCAAAGATGTCGGAGAGGTCGAAGCCGGCTCAGACGAAGATCGTTTGGATAAAGCTTATAAGGATTGGTTAGCCCAGGGCCCGAAGAATAAGCGCCCGGAGAATGATACTCGCAAGGGCAAATAGCGGATGTTATGGCAAATGAGCTTACCAAAGAGGAAATTCTTAAAGAGATAGTAAGGGCTGGGAAGGACCCGGCATATTTTACAACGAATTATTGCCGTATCTCCCACCCCCAGCGTGGGCTCATCCCCTTTAAGGCCTACGATTATCAGCGAGATTTGTTGGGTGATTTTAACGATTATCGTTTTAATATCATTTTAAAAGCCCGACAACTTGGGATTTCTACCATTACAGCGGCCTATATTGGTTGGCTGATGATGTTTCATCGCGACAAAAATATTCTTGTTGTTGCCACTAAGTTACAAACCGCTACCAACCTGGTAAAAAAAGTAAAAGCAATTATTAAAAACCTCCCCGACTGGATGCAGATTGCTGATATCTCTATTGACAACAGAACTTCATTTGAATTATCCAACGGCTCACAGATCAAGGGGTCCTCTACGGCTGGAGACGCCGGTCGTTCTGAGGCACTCTCGTTACTAGTTATCGACGAGGCCGCTCACGTGGAACGCCTTGATGAGTTGTGGACAGCGCTATACCCCACTCTCTCTACGGGCGGTCGTTGTATCGCCCTATCCACTCCCAATGGAGTGGGAAATTGGTTCCATAAAAATTGTGTTGATTCTGAAGCGGGTCTGAATGATTTTTATATGACCACTCTTTATTGGGATGTGCATCCTGACCGCGACGCCACGTGGTATGAAAAAGAGACAAAAAACATGTCTCGTCGTCAAATTGCGCAAGAACTAGAGTGCAATTTCAATGTGTCGGGAGAGTCAGTTATTCACCCTGACGACTTGGCAGGTTATTTAGAAAAGGTATCTTCTCCTAAGTATCGTACAGGCTTCGACCGCAACTATTGGATTTGGGAAAGCGCTCAGCCCGGCGCAACCTATATGATCTCTGCTGACGTGGCCCGCGGCGATGGACAGGATAATTCGGCTTTTCATGTGTTTAAATTGGAAGACTTAGAGGTGGTGGCGGAATATGTCGGCAAGCCCACTCCCGACGATTTTGCAGACATTCTGTTTAATGTGGCGCAAGAATTCGGCAACCCTATGGTCGTTATCGAGAACAACAATATTGGCTACGCGGTACTCAAAAAACTTCAGGACAAGGGCTACCCTAATATTTATTACACCACCAAGACTACTCACGAGTTTGTTGATCCGGTCACAGCCCAGTGGCAGTCGAATGTAATTCCTGGCTTTACCACTTCTTCTAAAACTCGCCCTCTCATTATAGCGAAGATGGAAGAGTTTATGAGAAACAAACTAATTAAGATAAACTCCAACCGCCTGTTATCTGAAATGAAAACATTTGTGTGGCATCACGGCAGACCACAGGCGATGCGTAGTTATAATGACGATTTAATTATGTCGTTTGCAATTGGTTGTTGGGTGAGGGATACAGTGATTGTCGAGAGCCAACGAAGTGTTGAATATAGTAAAGAATTTATTGGTGCGATCTCGACGTCGAAAAAAGATCTCTCGACCTCCGTTCCGGGGATGATTGGCCATCGGAGTACTAAAGAATCACTTCAAAAACAGGCAGCACAGCAGTATAATGAACAGTATATTGCTTTAATTAAAGGATAATAAATGGCACCCAACAATAAAAAATCAAAGAATCCCTACAATCCAGCATCGCCCCTCTTCCAGAGGCTGACGCGACTGTTCTCTGGGCCAATTGTAAATTACCGCGCGCAGATTGCGCGCCAAGAGCGTAGAAACGACCTAGATAAATATAAAACAAGATTCACATCTCTCAGTGGCCAAGAGTTTAAGCGAGCCACAGACAACCTCTCGCAGAATTATAACGTTCTTTCCTCGCATGCGATGCGTAACCAGAACCGAAATGAGCGCTACGTTGATTTTGATCAAATGGAGTATATGCCTGAGATTGCGTCCGCTATGGATATCTATGCAGATGAGATGACCACTTCTAATGAATTTGACAAATTGCTGAATGTTGACTGCCTTAATCACGAAATCAAAACCATCCTCGAACAACTTTTTTATGATGCACTGAACATTGAATTTAATGCTTTTGGATGGGCACGATCGATGTGCAAGTATGGTGATTTCTTTTTGTATCTAGACATTGATGACAAGATGGGTGTTACGTCAGTGATCGGTCTTCCGAATAGTGAAATTGAGAGGTTAGAGGGGCAAGATAACACCAACCCCAACTATGTGCAATTCCAATGGAATGGTGCGGGTATGACCTTTGAAAACTGGCAGGTAGCTCATTTCCGTATTTTGGGCAATGACAAAAATAACCCGTACGGCACTTCGGTCCTGGAGCCCGCCCGCCGGATCTGGCGCCAGCTTGTACTTATTGAAGATGCGATGCTTGCGTATCGCGTTGTGCGCGCTCCCGAGCGCCGGGTCTTTAAGATTGACGTCGGCAACATCCCACCCCAGGACGTGGCCCAGTATATGGAGAAGGTGAAGACTGAGCTTAAGCGTAATCAGCTTGTTGATGCAAGCACCGGCCGCGTGGATCTTCGCTACAACCCTCTCTCTTTAGAGGAAGATTACTTCATTCCTATTCGTGGTGGAGTGGGTTCGGATATTGTTTCCTTGCAAGGTGCAAAGAATCTTAATGATATTGAAGACGTAAAATATATGCGAGACAAGCTGTTCTCGGCTATCAAGATCCCCCAGTCCTATCTAACTATGGGCGAGGGAGACTCGGAAGACAAGACTACTCTAGCTCAGAAGGATATTCGGTTCTCACGGACTATCTTGCGATTGCAACGTTCTTTCCTCTCCGAGCTAGAAAAGATTGCTGTGGTTCACTTGTATACTCTAGGCTTCCGTGGTGAGGACCTTGTTTCCTTTAACATTAATCTAAATAATCCTTCGCGCCTGGCTGAATTACAACACCTGGAGTACCTCCGGACTAAGTTCGAATTGGCCGGCGGCGTGCCCGAAGGAGTTTATAGCAAACGCTGGATATCTAAGAATATCCTCAGTATGACCGACGACGAGTTCCTGCGCAACCAGCGAGAAACGTTCTATGATCGAAAATATCAAGCAGCCATTGAAGCTGTGGGTGAACAGGCGGCCGCAGAAGGCGCAGGCCTAGGCGGCGAAATGGGTGGTCTAGGTGGCGATGATCTCGGTGGCGATGATCTCGGTGGCGATGATCTAGGTGGCGATGATCTCGGCGGCGATGATCTAGGTGGCGATGATCTAGGTGGCGATGACTCTGCCCTTCTGGCCACACCGGGGCGCCGCGAAGACCGAGGGAAGCGCTTTCCCTATGATCGAAGACGTAAGGGTCATTCGGGCCCCCGCAGCCGTCATCTGCGTCGAACAGCCCAAGGGGTGGAAGTTAATACTCACCGAAAGAACAAGGGCCATGGCGCCGGCGGCATAAGTATGCCAGACTTTAGGGAACTTGTTGGTCTGGAAGAAAGCGAGCAGTCTATTTATAATGGAGAAGAAGAAAAAATATTATTGGAAAACACCGTGGCGGTGCGACAGCTAATTAGTCAGCTAGAAAACAAAGAGGCAGAGAAGGATGAAACACAACAAGAAACGTAATACGGCATTCATTTATGAGAGCCTTGTTAGAGAACTCACCAAGTCCATCGTGGCGCAGAATGTCACGCGACGAAATGATATCTTAGATATTCTCAAGGAGAATTTTGTTGCGGGTGGTCTTTTGATGGAGGAGCTTGGGCTTTATCGTATTTTGGTAGAGACAAAAAACACCCAACCGGTGATTGCGGAAAAGCTTCTTCACGAAACCAAGGTGGCGCATCGACAGATAGACGCCGATGGCCTTTTCGGCGCTCAATCGAAAGTCATAGGGGACATTAACAAGCATTTGGGCGCCACGCTTTGGAATAATTTCGTGTCTAACTATAAATCCTTAGCCTCGATCAATGCTATTTTTAATGGGAAGACTCCTGTTAAAAAGAAAGTTTTATTCGAGCAGGCCATTATTGATTCGATGGTCTCACCCAAGAACACCAACCAGCAAAAAATGAAGCCTGTAGATAATCTGGTATATCGTTCATTTATTGCAAAGTTTAACGACAAATATAATACCCTTTTAGAAGAACAAAAAGAGTTCCTCAATAAATATATCGTTTCCTTTGCTGATGACGGCGCCGAATTTAATCTTTATCTCAATCAGGAGCTGGGGCGCCTAAAGAAAGCGCTTTATGAGTCGGTCACCACTAATGAGGATGGGGGACTTATTCGCGATAAGACGGAAGCTGTCCTTAACTATCTAGAAGAGTTTCGGACGCGCCAACTAGAACAGGCGGATTTCCAAAAAATTCTGCAGGTTCAAGAACTTATACGGGAACTTAATACCAATGATTAAGATCACACTGGGAGGGCCCCAGGCTACAGTAGAACTTAAGGCGCGCCGCGCCCTGGACGGTTCCCTGCTTATTATGGATCATCGCAAGATTGATATCGCGGTGATACCAAATGAACTGAAGGTTGTGACTTATCCCAAGTCCTCTGAGCGAGAGGATGTTTATTACTACCAAGATCGCTTGTTGGAACTATTAGCCAACCGTGGTATTATTGGTCGTGAGTCAATCCAAGGCGGAAATATCTTTAGATCCTTGGAGGCTACCCTCTATGAGAGTGAGAACCCTAACTCTCTCCAGGCCGCTGTATATGTGATCGCAGAGTTCATCAAGCATGAATCTGAGATGGAACAGGTTGCTGATCAGTATGAACGTGATCTTGAGAGCTTCTATACTCAGCCCGATGACCGAAACTCCACAGAGCTTGGAGAGGTCCCCCAGCAGGCCGAGAAGGGTGGAATGCGCCCTGGCTACTACTACTATCCACTACGCTATCGGTACTAAAATGCAGTTATTGTACTTCATATTGGTGGCCTATGGTCTCACTCAGCTTCTGTGTTTTTCGAAGATTCTCGACCGCATTCGCCCCAAACACTATTTCTTCTCGTGTCCTATGTGTATTGGCTTTTGGGTTGGTGTGTTTCTTTGGGGGGTTAACCCTTTAACGGAACTATTTACTTTTGGACACAACCCAATGGACGCGTTTCTGTTGGGCTGTCTAAGTTCAGGCACTTCATATGCCTTAAATATGATAATCTGTGACGATGGTATACAGATAGGAAAAGGAGAACGTCATGACGAAGTGGATGCTTCAACCAGTAAGACGATGCTGCAAGGGTAGCTGAATATCTGTGGGGTCGAGAGACCCCACATTAAACAAATAGGAATTAATTATGGCACGCAGAAAAAATGTAAAAAGAATAGATCCAAGATACTTCTTGAACGAGACAGTATTGTTTGAGCAGGGGATGTCGGCAAATATAGCTAAGCAGCTTGATCAAATAGTGCTGAGCGCCACGAAAGCGCTAAGGGGCATATTAGAATCGGGCCTTCTCTCTGCATCTAGAGATCCCGAAGCCCGGGCAGCCGTAGCGCTGCGCCCAGATGCTGAAGCTCCTCGAAATGTGGCAGGAGGCAATCTGGAAGGAATGATAACCCAGTATGTGGACAAGTTGGACGAGGCTGCAGCCTTACAGTTCGGCCGCGGAGGCTCGTCAGTACGAGGTGGTGAAGCCGCAGCATCGTTGTGCGGAGAGGCACTTCGAGGCATTCCTCCTTGCCCCGATGGTGAAGAGGTGTGTGCGCTGATGAGAAACGCAGTGGGATATCTGGCTTGTTTAGAGCAGGGCGACGGTGGCCGATGGTTGGAAGAGAATGGACTCGCGCAGGTAAATCAGAAGATATACAGTGCTCTTAACGACAAATTAAGAAACACCTTCCAGAAAAGCGCTGTGCAAGAGGCCCGAAGCGACCGCTCCCGCCGCAGGAACCGCGTCGAAGAGGGGCTTGAAGAAGGTTGCCCCTTCGAAGAGCCCGCTGAAGCCGGCGAGGCCATTAGTATTAGTGAGCCTGGAATGGAAGTTCAGGTAGATGACATCAGCCAACTTTCTCCCGAAGGCCCAACGCCACGACGAGCCCGCCCCAAGCTTCCCCGCGTCCGAGGCCTCGGAGAAGTCTCCAAGTCCGACTTGAAGAGGATTGTTTCTGAGATGATCACGAGAATTAATAATAGGAAATAACGATGTCCAAACAACTTCTCCGAGAATACTATGAGCTTTGTGAAGGCGGCATCTGTCAAGATCTTTTAACCGAGGCTGAAAAGCGCTTTGTTAAGGGGGGCGGGATGATGCTTAGTGGGAAACTACAAGAAGCAGATTGCCAGAATGGCAACGGGAGACAATACCCCTTTAATATTTTGGAACGTGAAGTAAAAAAGTACGCCGGCGTGGTGGAAGATAATCGCGCTCTGGGCGAGCTGGATCACCCCGATTCCTCTATTATTAATCTCGCCAATGTGTCACATATGGTGACTCAAGTGTGGATGGAAGGCAACGATGTTATGGGGAAATGCAAAGTACTGCAGACCCCATCCGGTCAAATTCTGCGAACACTCGTGGAATCCGGAGTAAAGATTGGGATCTCCTCTAGAGGGATGGGGTCCGTCACCGAACGGATGGGGAAGACAATTGTTGAAGATGACTTCCAACTCATTTGTTTTGATATCGTTTCAGAGCCTTCCACGCCCGGAGCGTTTGTGGGGATGACAGAAAATAAATCGATTAACGAGGGCATTCAAAAGAGCAACAAGATCCTTACCCTATTGAAGGGTATTTTAGAGGAATAGATGAAAAAAGAACAACTTAAAAGTATATTAAAGCCCTTGATAAAAGAGTGCATAAAGGAGGTGATGTTCGAAGATGGTGTTCTTTCAGGGATTATATCAGAGGTCGCTCGTGGAGTCGGTGGAATTCAAACTGTTGAAACTGGGCCTGCAGCCATCCAAGAAAGACAAGGCCCCGCGATTGCACGAATGCAACGAAACGCCTTTAGCGCAGAACAAAGCAGCAAACTCCAAGAACACAAGAAGAAGTTGATGAGCGCAATTGGCGCCCAGACATTCAATGGTGTGGACTTGTTTGAAGGCACCACCCCAGCCCCCTCTGGTCCTGCTCCCGGCGCTTCAGCGGCCCCGCGGGGGGCCCTATCGGGCATCGCACCGGGCGACCCGGGAGTGGACATCAGCGGCCTTTTTGGAGCCGTGGGGAATAGTTGGGGCGCCCACATGAAGGGTGGAAAGTAGGGGTGCTGAGTGGCCATCAATGTTAAAGTTGAATTAAGACGGGGTGAATCGGGCGAACGGCTTATTCGGCGCTTTATCAAAAAAGTGAAAAAAGAGAAGGTACTCGAAGCGTACCGCACTCGAACCGCTTATCATATCAAGCCGTCAGTAAAGCGCAAACTGAAACGTAAAAAAGCTCAACGAGCACGCGAGAAGTTTGAAAGAAAAAAGATGCGGTAAAAGTGATTAGTTATAACTATTTAATGAACGGAGAAAGATGCAATGGCTAGAGATTATATAAAAGTAGGACTCTCAAATGTGGGATCATATCAAGTGTCAGGCCAGCCCTGGCTGAGTGGTAACATTGACGCCAGCACCAGCGCAAAGGTACAGTTTCCCTTTGTTACTGGCTGGGTGGTAGTAAAAAATAACCACGATCAAGATGCCTTGAAGGTAGGTTTTTCAGCCCTCGGGATCGACGCTAAAAATTATATGACTGTCGGGCCCGAGGAGTGGCTCGGCCCTCTGGAAGTTAAAGTTACCGAGATGCACTTCAAGGGCTCCGACAGTGTTGACGTTCTCGCCGGCCTTACTAATATTCCTCGGGGCACTATTAACAATCCGAGCAATTCTCCGGCGGGGACAAATTGGTCTGGTTCTTACGTGAGTAACAACTGGTCACCTGGCATTTAAGGAGGTCTTTTTATGCCCTTACAATCTAAAGGCTGGGCGTTTGTAAGTTGCTCTAGTGGTGGTGGCGGATCAGCCCAAGGACCGACAGGGTCCCTTCAATTTCACTCTTCCTCTGGAACAATCAGTGGCAGCGCTAATTTAATTTTTAATACAGGGTCGAGTCCCAATCGGCTTTTTCTTACCGGTGCACTTCTGGTTAATGGCGATATTGTAGCAACCAACTTTGATGTTGTAAACCACACTATCAGCTATCTTTCATCCTCCGGCGCCTCCAAGTTTGGCAATTCCACCGACGATCTTCATCAATTTACCGGATCCGTCCAAACCAGTGGCGCTGCGAATTCAACGCTTTTCCGAGTCGACGGGGGAGCCACATCACCTGTTATATTTGCTACCGGATCCGGTCAAGTTGCAATTGGCCACGATTCGCCGGAGTGTGCTCTTTCAGTTAATGGTTGTGTAGAATTTGGAAATGGCAGCGGCCTCGGATATCTTATGTCGCGCGGTGACCCCGACACACATCTGAGATTTTCAGCCGCGGGCCTAGGCTCTGATTCTATGGCTCTTGTTGCCGGCGGCAAAGCATTTATAACTATTGATAATAATGCCACCTCCTCTAATGACTACATTATTTTAGGAACAACGAGTACAGACAACACTTATGTTTCGGGCAATCTGTTTGTTTGCGACGGAACCGCCTCAATCGCCCACCTTAGCGGCTGCTCACCAATTCAGTTGCACGCGCCGATAACATCATCGTACTCCATTACTGCTTCTAACTTTGTTCTTCCTGTCGGAAGTGGAGTGTTTTCTGGCTCAACTGGTGTCTTTACCACCATTAGCGCTAGCGCTATTGTTGGCGGTTCACCGCTGTCAATTTCTTCATCTGCCACCACCGTTACTGGATCTCTTGCGGTTTCTGATCTAGATGAAGGCGGCATTCTGTTCGCCGGCGCATCCGGTGAGCTAAGCACCGACGTTGACAGCCTCCAGTGGACCACCGACCGCGGAGACAACGACGGCTATCTAAGTCTGGTCGTTTCTTCTTCTGCCAGTGGTAGTGCCGCACTCGGTGACGGGCTCTTTATGATGACCGACGAGAACGACGACGACATCTGCTTTATCAGCGCTGACGGCGCCGAATTCGCAGTCGACTCTACATTTGATGGTACGGTTAACCTGAAGGCTGCAGTAACTTCTTCTGATGTTATCGTCTCTACTACAGCGCCCAGCGCAGGACCAGGACTCTGGGTCTCTTCCTCAAACCCGGCCCTCGGCGGCGGCAACGAGAGCTACGCTGGGATCTGGTTGGGCTCCGGCTCCATGGGCGGGGGCGGCTTCTCGGGCGCAGCCATTGGTCTGAGTAACTTTTACAATGGTGGTGAAACGCTGCTCACGATCCGGTCCAAAGCCGGCAACCTCACACTTCAGTCTGATGCAGGCGATACTACCGTTAAAGCAACTGACGGCGAAGTTATATTAAGCGGCTCGACTCGTGTCATATCCCACACCGATCACAATTTCCAAGCTTTAGCGACTTTTAATGCAGGAGCTACTTTTAATGGTAGCTTGGTGGCTAATGGCGACGTAACTCTCGGAGATTCCGGAAGCGATGGTGTCACATGGAACGCTGGCTCATGGAATATGGGCGCAAACTCTGTTGTCACGACACTTAAGGATGGCGTCGATGGTCTCAGCGGCAACGGCGCGCTGATGTTCTGGACCGGTTCGGGCGGCGACTTTATGAAGTTCCATACCAGCGGGAGCGCTAAGGGTATCGTATTCCCGCAGGAGACTTATTTGAGCAGAGCTGGTGCTCTGTCTGGCACAGCCGCCGGCCCTGGTAGTTTCTTGGCTCTAGATGTTGATAAAAAGATAATTCTTGCGACTCCTGCTGGTGGTGGTGGTGGCTCCACGGTCGATACCACAACAGATACATCTAGTGCTACGTTCTATGTACCTTTTGTTAATCAATCAACAGGTCAAAGCGGCGAAACCGTCTATATTCACGACGTCTTATCAATAAATCCGTCGTCAAGCTTAGTTAAGATTTCGGAAACCGGCAATAACGCAGCATCTTTAGTCATTAGTTCTTCTACAGGCAAGTCCATCCCTGGCGGCCGCCGGCTCGGCTCAATTGGTTTCCCGGGAGCCCCCGGCTCGACCGACACATCGACTCTCATCGCCGGAGGCTATGTCGATTTCGGCGGCGGGGATTGGGACATTCTGACGATTCACGCCCCCAACAACAACGGGGTAATTCAGATTAGTGCCTCCAATACAATATACATCGAGGGCGACGCCATTGAATTCGAGGGCTCCGTCCTCGCGAATAATGGATTCACATCAGACGGTGAGATCTCCGGATCCGAGGGGATCCTGGGCGCCACGGCAAAGTTCGGTGGTCTCAACTTCGAAGGCAACAAAGTCTTGACTTCGGATGACGGCACCATCATGTTTGGCGCCACCGCCGATCAAGATCTCCGTGCTAACTCGCTCTTCCTTTCTGGCGGACTTGAGGTCGGCGGCAATGTTACCCTTGGTGATGCCGGGGGTGATTCAGTCACGGTCAATGCCTCATCGTGGGGCTTCGAGTCGAACGACCAGGTTTGGAAGCTTGCTGATAATTCCGACGGCTTCGGGGGCAACGGCCCACTGTTGATATTTACTGGTTCCGGTGGAGACCTTCTCAAGTTCAGTACCAGCGGCTCTCGAAAAGGCGTTGTTTTCCCCACGACATTCTATCCCGGTAGTGATAACGGCGCTGACATAGGTGATTCAACATACCGGTTTGGAAATTTATATCTAGCTGATACGGCCGTAATCCACAAAGGCGTGGTGATTGGTACCGGCTCCGCTCCTATGATTACTTTGGATGTCCACTATACCGGTAGCGGATCCCCAGTAAACCTTTCAAACGATACCGGTGGCGGCGAGGTGGTTTATTTTGGTACTTCCTCGGCTGGTCTGAGTACTGGCGCCGTTTATTTTCTAAATAAGCAGGGGGGTTGGCAATCGGTTGATAGTGCCACAACCGGTAGTGGCCACAATCAGCTGTTGGGCATAGCTTTGGGTACCAAAGCAGCTGACCATGGCGTTCTGGTTAGAGGATACTTCGATGTGCATACTCACTATTCAGGATCCTTTATTAAGGGGGGCGCCGTATATATCCAATCGAGTAGCGCGGGACGAACCACTACGGGTGGCGGCTATCTAAGTGGCGCCGCCCCGTCTGCCGCCGATTCATATGTTAGAGTTGTGGGGTATGGGACAGACACCGCCAATGTGATTTATTTTAATCCGGACAGTACATATATCGAGTTAGCGTAATGGCCACCAGTTTTAAAGTATCAGGAGTTGATACTTATGATATAAAAACTCTTTCAGGAGTTGAGGTTATTAGCGACTGGGAAGTTGTTAAAGAATTTGATTTTACAAAAGCGTCAGACCATACATTTGCTGATGGAGTTGCTGAAGCATTTGGGGGCGTCAACTGGGTATGCCAAAACCTATCAACTTATGGGGGCGTCGATTCATATATAAAATTTATTGAGGGAACGGGACTCCAAATTTTTATTACTGGCTCTTCCGCCGCCGATAGTAATTTTTACTGGAGAACTATGACCACCCCTCTTTTACAGGCTCAAGTATCAGATATTGCCACAGCCGCCGGCGTATCGTTCTCTGCCGAAGACACTCTTTGTTATCAAGTGCTACTCGCACCCACAACTTTTCATAATGTTGGACGAACCGTAAGCAACCCCGGGAACCCGTATGATGGAACTACCCAGGATGCTAATAATCTACAGCAGCGCCTTATAATTTCTGATGGAAGTTACGGTACCGCCACCAGTGCGCTTTTCTGTACAGCCGCCCCGTGGCTGAGTTCGTCGATAACTCCACATACTGCTAGTTGGTCGACCCGCCTCGGCGGGAGCACCGTCCACGCCACAGCCGGCGACCCCGTCGACGACGTTCAAATCGGTGGCTCTTCTACAAAATGGCCACGGTGTATGGAAATACTCGCCGCTCCAGGAGCCGGCTATCTAACTTCAATGGCGCATACGAGTTCAACCGGCAAAACTATTACAAATTTCCCGAGGCCTCTTACGATGACTTACCGTTCTTCCGGAACTATGTCGTGGCAGGTACAGCAGAGTATTGCTGACAATCCAGGCGTAAGTCCTTCATACGCGCTGCGGCATTCTAATTCATATGTAGCTATGTCTGCGAATATTGTATTGTGGAACGGCATCCCGGGCTCGTACGGTCCCGGCACCCCCTTCTATATATCCGCAGGTATAACGGCTACGTTTACTAAATTGCGTATCTTAAGGAGGTTGCCAAATGGCCAAGGTTAAGGGATTCGGAGGTGCCCCGCTGACTCAACCCTGGGAAGTCGTTAAAGAATTTGATTTTACATCTCATGTCGGCACGAAAAGCTTTACAGAGGGCGAAACTTATGAATGGGAGGGCGTCGACTGGACATGCCGCAATTTAGAATATTATGGTACAAGTATGCAACTTATTAATGGTACTGGCTTAAAAATCAAAGTTGATGGTGCCGATACCGACCCGCACGCAAATTGGTACTACAGATGGATGAGCTGCCCTCTCCTTTCAGCATCTGTGGGCGATATTGTTTCTGACTATGATGCTTCCGATACCATTTGCATTCAGGTGCTTTTAACAAGCTCTTTTGGGGGATCCTACTCAACCGGTGACGGACAATATGGAGGTAGTTTTTTGGTCATGACAGATGGTGGCTATGGCCCAGATCCCGCCGTCTCGCCTGAACCTCCGGAGGACACCACAGGAAATTGGTGTTCAATGGGAATGTATAATAATGGCGATTCTGACCATACGGCAATGTATATGCGCACAGGTGATTACGAAGCTGCCCCCGCGGGCCCGCTCTATGGTGAGGATACCGCCGGCGCACTTTTCCCAACTTTTTACGAGATGGTTGTGTTGCCGGCATGCACTTTTATTGGATCCGGCGCCACAACTGGTTCTGCTGGCGCCGATATCACAGAATTTCCCGACCCTTTGTCGACAACGGAGTTCCGCGCTAGCGCACACAGGCAATCGAAATATTCCTATTTGATAGATAATATGCCCGGTGGGGACCCGCCCCCAGCTCGATCGTCGAACTCAACGAGTGATGCATCTCCTTCCTATGATCTTAGACCATCTAACCTAAAAGCATGTTTAAGCACCCGGGTGTATTATCACTTAGCAGGCGCAACCATGAACATTGTAACAACTTTTACTAAAATGCGCGTACTTAGGAGACCGCGTCATGACTTATAAAGAGAAAAACACTGATCCGGATAGCACATATGTAGAGTTGTCTAATGACTAAGAGGTGTATTTAGATGTGGGGGCCTAATAATGTCAGATTATAAAGTTATTAGTACCGCAGCCGCCGCCGATATCAAAATCATATCAAATATTGCTGTAGCAGATATTCGTTCAGTTACTGGAGATGCCAAGCAACCTAGCAGCGGCTTTGAGGGCGAGTACGATTTAGACAATATTGAAAAATTTACTAGTATCAACAATATGAATTACGGATCGAGGACGAGCGGGTGGAAGGGGCCTTGGGTCGGAATCGGCAAGACGGCCCTCGCTACCGGGTGGGCTTCTGCTTGCAGGTCGGTTGCTGAAATATCAGGCGAGGTCGGCGGTACCGCCTATGTCCAGTGGAAAAATGATAAAGGCTACAACACCTCTTGGGATCTACTGGTTGGCCTAGGCTATGTAGATAATGATAATTGTGGCGGCGCGGACCCGCGCGATTGGTTAACGTGGACATGGCACCTTACTGCTGGTGGGACTCAAATGTACTGCGGAACGTGCCCCGGTGTCGAGTACGCTGATGTTTATCAAAATTGGACCAATGGAGTCACCGCGAACAACACCAACTATCGAACATGTAGGCTTGAGATTAACGCCGGCAACGTGAGTTGGAAGTATAGTGATGATGCAGAGGTGAGCTGGACAACAATGTATACCTCTCCCAGGACTGTTGATATAGCAGGAAATAGTAATTTAGTTGCTTGCGTTGCGGTAAATGCACCTCACGGATATGGGGGAACCCCCGAGAACCTTAAACTCTACGGAAATCTAGTTAATACATAACATATTTGGTAACTCAATGGTCAATAAAATAATTGAAATTACAAAATGATAACTATTAGTCATTTCTTAGTCATTTCACCACTTTATTTACTAGTTATTAGTGGAAATTTATCTTTGGAGTAGTCTATGTCATCCTTATTAGAAGAAGCAATTGTTGATGCGGCAGCATTGAAAGAAGCAGCCCTCAAAAATGCAGAGGCCTCTGTCCTAGAAAAGTATTCTACGGAAGTGCGTAGTGCAATAACCACACTCTTAGAGCAAGATGAATTAGGAGGCGAGCTTGGCGGCGAGATGGGAATGGATATGGGAGCCGATCTGGGCGCCCCGGTACCGGCCGGATCCGCAGGTAAGCTCGATTCGTCTTTCATGAAAGATCTTCCCCTGGCGTTCCAAACTGAGGAACTTGACGGCCCCCCCGAGAACGAACTTATTGAAATTGACTTTGACGCCCTCAAGGCCCGTATTGCTGAAGAAGAAGAAGCAGGAGTCGAGCCCGAGCCGGCTGAACTGCTGGAAGCAGAAGCAGTGGCTGAAGAACTCGACGAAGCGCAAGGAGGCGATTCCTCCTTTTACACCGAACCAATTGGTGACACAGAGGAAAAAGCCGCCGAAGAAGGTGAAGAGGGCGGTCCCAAAGGCGAGCAGGTTGCGGACGATGAGGCTGAGGCATCAATGGGAATCAAAGATCCTGCGGTGACCTCGGAAGATGTTGAACTGGACGAAGATCTCCTCAACGCGATCGTTGAAGAACTCGTTGTCGATATGGTCCCGCGCCCCCAAGGGTGGTCATCTCTCGGCTCGGCTGATAATAGCATCGAGCAGGCCAACAACGATGCGATGGCAGCGGCAATGGCTGCCCACGGTGAACCCCTCGAAGAGGAAGAAGAGGATTTGTCCACCGCCCCAGACGTCGTCTCCGACGACGCATTTTTTGAATCAAAAAATAGGGATCTCAAGAAGACTAATAACGACTTGAGGTTACTATTAAAAGAAGCTAAGTATCAACTTACTAAGATGAACTTAGCGAATGCGAAGCTTGTTTATCAAAACAAGGCACTCAGCAGCTCCTCCTTGAATGAGCGACAAACTAATAGAATTGTCGAAGCTGTTCGGAACGCTAAATCGGTAGAAGAAGCAAAAGTTATATTTGAAACTGTGGAAAGCACAGTGGGGGCCGCGATTGATCATCGTACTCGCCCACAATCACTGCGCGAAGCTGTTACAAGACCAACTTCTGTGCTTCTAAGCTCCCGTAAAAGCGAAGCTACCTATGATCCCAATGTGGATCGTATGTTGCGCTTAGCAGGCTTAAAGAAACAATAAACTATTAGGAGGTATATTAAAAATGTCTATTGTTAAAAAACTAACTGAAGGTATCGTTAATCGTGACCTCGCTCAGGAAGGGGCTGCACTCATTGGAAAATGGGAGCAGACCGGACTTCTTGAGGGTCTTCACAACGATCACGTTCGGAACGGAATGGCACGTTTGCTTGAGAACCAAGCGAAAGAGCTACTCCGTGAAACTTCATCCATGCAGGTTGGAGATGTTGAGGGATTCGCAGCTGTTGCGTTCCCCCTCGTTCGCCGTGTATTCGGCGCTTTGATTGCTAACGAACTCGTTAGTGTTCAGCCGATGAGTTTGCCCTCGGGCCTCATCTTCTTCCTTGACTTTGTTTTCTCCGCCAATATTGGTGGGGGGAATGCTGGTGAGCCTCGATTGGGTAACCCCCTCGATACTTCCATTTATGGTCAGGGACGTGTTGGCGCGCAAATCATTAGTGGTGCGCTCCTTAACTCGGGTAGTACCCCGCAGCAGGGTCCTTATGCCCTGAACAACGGTTACTCCTCGCCAACTGGTTCGCAACTTATTTATCTTGCGAATGTTGCCGGCGGCGACCAGGTTAGTGGTACGTTCGGTTCGACGAGTAATCTACTTGATCAACTTTGTCAGTATGATCCGGATCTTGTTTCCGGTTCTACTGTAGTTTGTGTGATGAGTATCACCTCATCCGGCTTGGCTAACTTTAACTATGATGATCTAGTGGCGCTTACTATCGGCACAGGCAGCAATTCGCTCGATGCGAATGCTGGCGCTCTTGCTAACGGTACGTTCCATCAGCGTCGCTTGACGTCTTTCTCGGGCAGTGCTCGTGGAACTGGTGCTACGCTGAACGTCGTGTTTACTAACGATACCGGTCGTAATCTCTCTGGGATTATGAGCGATATCACCGGTGGAGCGCTTACAGTTACTTGGCCGAGGCGAGATGTGTTCGCCACTGGCGGCGCCCTCGGCTCCGTTGTTGGTGCCACTCCCTGGTCTCTTGAAGGTAGCGACTACATCCCCGAAATCGACATCAAAATCGATTCCGTGGCTGTCACTGCTATCACCAAGAAGCTCAAGGCTAAGTGGACTCCGGAATTGGGACAAGATCTCAATGCCTACCACAACCTTGATGCCGAGGTCGAGTTAACTCAGATTCTGTCTGAGCAGATCGCTCTCGAAATTGACCAAGAGATCCTCACAGATCTCATCAAGGGTGCAACGGCTGATACTCGGTATTGGTCGCGTAGTCCTGGTCAGTTCGTGGTTGCCGCGACTGGTGTCGCACGTTCTAACTCTAGTGGTCCCCCGGATTTCACTGGTAACGTGAGCGAGTGGTACGAGACTCTCGTTGAAGCAATCAACGATGTGTCAGCTCAGATCCACCGGAAGACTCTCCGTGGTGCTGCCAACTTTGTCGTCTGCGGACCCGAAGTTGCCAACATCCTTGAGTTCACCGCTGGTTTCCGTGCAAACGTAACCGCTGATAGTGACAAGGGTGAGATTGGTGCCGTTAAGGTTGGTTCACTGTCTAAGAAGTTCGACGTTATTGTCGATCCCTATTTCGTACGTAACTTGGTCCTAGTTGGCCGACGTGGAAGTAGCTTCCTGGAGAGTGGATATGTCTATGCGCCGTATGTGCCGCTACAGACTACGCCTACTATCTTTGGTGTTGAAGACTTCGTGCCCCGTAAAGGTGTCATGACGCGATACGCCAAGCAGATGGTGCGCCCCGATATGTATGGTCTAGTAATTATACGTGACCTGTAAGAGTAGACTTTAGAGTCAACTTTTTGAAAGCCCCGTCTCTTTTGAGGCGGGGCTTTCTATTTAGTAATAGCCTATGAGGGACAATGAATGGCCATACCAAAATTAAATCCGGCTTCCACCACTAATTCCAATGTTTTACCTGTTACAGGCACTACCGGCAATGTTGCCGCGACCCTCCCATTTGGAGTGTATGCCGGCTCCACGGATTTCTTATCTGGGGCTGCTGATCAAGTCGCCTATACGTATAAAAAATTAGGTGGTGATGTACTGGACATCGAGCTAACCCAAGGAAACGTCTATTCTGCTTATGAAGAGGCTGTTCTTGAATACTCTTATATCCTTAATATCCATCAGAGTAAAAATTCGATCTCGGATTTGTTGGGGGCCACGACAGCTTCTTTTGATTCTAAGGGTCGCATTAAAAGCGGCGACTCTCTTTCCGGCTCCAACGTAGAACTACGATTTCCCTCTTATGACTATGGATATATCCGGCGCATAGCTAACCAGCGCATTACCGAAGTGGGCCTGGGTGGCATCGAGCCCATTTATTCGGCCTCTATTGCCCGAGTCACTGATGAACAAGATTACGATCTACAACAAATTATTTCTGCATCGGCTGCTACCGACACAAATGTACCCTACTATGGAAAGGTGGGAAACAACCGTGTCATCATTCGAAAGGTCTTTTTTAAAACCCCGCGCGCCATGTGGCGTTTTTATGGCTATTATGGCGGCTTCTCGGTGGTAGGTAATATGAGAACCTATGGGCAATACGCCGATGATTCAACATTTGAAGTTGTTCCTACCTGGCAAAATAAACTACAAGCGATGGCCTACGAAGATGCGCTATGGACGCGGATTTCACACTATTCATACGAGATCCAAGACAATAAGATCCGTATTTTCCCAGTTCCCGACGACACAAGCCCCGAGAACTTCTGGGTACAATTTACTGTCGAGAACCGAGAACCGTGGGCCAACGTCGCCGGCCAACCAAATTCTGGGAAGAAGGGTGTTAACAATATGAACACCCTCCCCTTCAGCAATATTCCCTTTAATAGTATTAACGCTATTGGCAAACAGTGGATTAGACGATTTGCATTGGCGCTCGCCAAGGAGATGCTGGGACAGATACGAGGCAAGTTTAGTACAGTTCCGATCCCCGGCGAATCAGTAACTCTCAATTTCGCAGACCTTCTGTCTCAAGCAAAAGCCGAGCAAGATGCTTTAAGAGATGAGTTGAAGACCACACTGGATGAACTCACGTATGCGAAGGTGGCCGAGATGGAAGCCGCCGTCTCGACGGCAGCGGAAGGGGTCTTGGCGTCGGTACCTGCTGGCATCTACGTAGGGTAGATAGATGGCCGAAGATCCTAAAAATAAATGGTCTCAGCCAGACGCTCCGCCTCCTCCCATGTTCTTTGGGAAGAAGGAACGAGATCTTGTTAAGCAGGTTAATGATGAATTAGCCGAAAGAGTAATTGGGCAAACTATTGCTTATTACCCTATCAGCGTAGAACACTCAGATTATCATGGGGTGTATGGGGAATCAATTAATAAGATATCGTTGCCTCCTATTCGTGTTTACGCATACGTGGTGGTGGAGAATGAACAAACAAATGATCGTTATGGCTATGAGTATCTCACCAAGCTGACAGTTAATTTTCACAGAAAACGGCTCACTGCCGATCAAGACCTCTATGTAAGGGTAGGAGACTTTGTTCAGTACGGTGAGGAATTTTACGAAATCGTGAGAACCTATAATGATACAAGGTACTATTTTGGCCAAGTGGAACATAAATTCCAAGTAACCGCAGAGTGTATTAAGGCCAGAGAGGGGAATTTCCGTGTCAAGGAGTAAAAGAAAGGATCGTCGCACTCAAGCAGAGATCCAAAACAAACCTGCATTACGCTGGGCCTATGTCGGAGCCCCAAAAGTTGAAGAACAACTTCAAGAAGTTACCTTTATGCCCTCGAAACTAGAGACTATTGATGCCGCAATGGTCCATTTTGTTAACAACGCAGTCAACCTGTCGGTCACTACAAACGAAGGATTTCAAAAGGTTCCGGTCATTTGGTCCTCCGCGGAGCGCTCATTTCAGATCAAACACCAAGGCCAACGCGATCTACGCGACAAAACTGGTGCTTTGACGTTGCCTCTCGTAACTGTTGCACGCGCTTCTGTTGTTAAAGACCCTACACGCAAGGGAATTCCTTACGCCAACATCTACCCCATTAACGATGCTAAGGGGGGCACCATCACTGTAGCGCGCCGAATTAATCAAAAGAAAACGGCTGAGTTTCAAAATGCCTTGGCGAATAGGACTTACGCTGGTGGCCCCGATGAACCAGGACGCGTCAAATCGAAGTATTACAGCGTGAATAAGCGTCAGATGAGCACCCGTAAGACTGTATTTGAAACCATTACCATTCCGTTGCCCACTTGGGTGACGGTAAATTATGAAATTGCGTTGCGTTCTGAGTACCAGCAACAGGCCAACGAAATGATGCAACCTTTCTTTACAATTCCTGGTAATTCTCGGATGCCCAGACGTATCCATAGCGACGGTCATTACTACGAAATCTTTATAGACGGAAACTTCGCTAATAACTCAAATTCTCAACAGATGGAAATGGACCGTCGTCAGTTCGAAACTATCATCAATATTGAAGTTTTGGGCTACCTCATCGGAGAGGGAGAAAACCAAGAAAAACCGAAACTTGTGCGTCGCGAGAACGCTGTAGAAGTGAAGTTTCCCAGAGAGCACATTATTGTAGGGGATATCCCCGAAAATATTAAGGATGGATTTTATAGAGAATAAGTCGCTTGGCCCAGCTAAGCACTAATTAATAGGAATACTCGTTATTGAGGAGAACCAACGAATGTCAGTTAAAAATTTTAAATTTGTTTCACCCGGAGTGCAGGTCCAAGAGATTGATAATTCCGCGCTTCCACGCAGCCCGGGCCAACCAGGTCCGGTCGTCATCGGTCGAGCACGCCGAGGGCCCGCAATGCGGCCTGTTGTGGTCAATTCTTTTTCCGAATTTATAGAAAATTTCGGAAACCCCGTAGCCGGGGGTCAAGGAGGCGACGTTTGGCGTAATGGCAATATGTCTTCTCCCATGTATGGCACGTATGCTGCCCAAGCATACCTCAAAAACAGTTCTCCGCTAACTTATGTTCGACTTTTAGGAGTTGAAGACCCCAATGAGAGTACTTCCGGCGGAGCCGGAGCGGCCGGTTGGAAAGAATCAATGGATACTGCCGGAACCGCCGGCGGTGGAGCGATGGGCTTGGTCCTCTTTAATTCTGGCTCGACAGCTACACTCCACAAGTCCAACGGCGAAATTCGTCTTACGGGCACCCTCGCAGCAGTCATTTATGTAGAAGATGCCAATACGATGCTTCGGTTGAGTGGTACGTGTTTGGCAGTCACGGGCACCGCTGATGGCCCCAAGAATGGCATCGGCTCTCAGCTTATTGTTAGAAATAGCGGCGGCTCAAGGGAATATGTTGTCGCCATCACGGCTGAAGACGGCTCATCTAAAAACATCTCCAGTTCATTCAACTTTACAACCGACAGCTCAAAATATATTCGGAAGGTTCTCAACACCAATCCTCAACTGACCAATGGTACAATAACTGATGCCAGCGCTCAGAAGGGTTATTGGCTTGGCGAAACTTTCGATCGATCTGTTGCTACCCATATTACCTCTAGTGATTCATTTGCCTCCTTGGTGTGGCTATATAGGGACGCCGGCGGCACGGCAGCCGATGGAGGCAATCACAAGAATGCGATGGTCGCTGGGCAGACCCCCTGGGTAATTGCAAACGACCCCGTTCAGGGCATTGCCGATGTTTCGACCAATTGGAACCCGAAAGATCGTCAAAAGCTTTTCAAGTTCCACGCCCTTACCCCCGGCGACTGGTCCAACCGTAATATGAAAGTTTCTATTGCGAATATCAAGGCGCCTCAAAATGATTCTACCCCCTACGGCACATTTTCCGTCATTGTACGCCAACTGAGTGATAGTGATAACGTTGTACAGGTTTTGGAACGATATGATAATTGTGATCTGAATCCGAATTCATTAAACTACGTCGCTCGCAAGGTCGGTGATGAGAATATTGTTTGGGACAATGCAAAGCGTCGCTATAATGTGCAGGATGGCAACTGGCCCAGCCGGTCCAACCTCATTCGGATTGAGATGAACACGGATGTTGATGCCGGCCTTACGGACGGTGGTCTCCTTCCCTTCGGAATGCGCGGAATGATTACCTATGCAGACTTGATTACCACCGGCACCGAAGCCGGCGCCGACGGCGGCCGGCTGAAGGCCCGCGCGTGGCTCACTGGCTCGGCCTGGGGCGCGCCCACCTACATCGGCGGCGGCGCGGCAGCACACCCTCGCGGATCAGGCAAATCGGCTGGCGATGACCTTACCCTTCTTTGGATGTACGACAGTGGTTCCACCACTGCCGGCGCTGACACCTATCTGCGTGCGAAGGTAATTACGCCCAACCCCTCTCTCCGGGTCAGCGCCTCTGACGGCGACTTGGGCAACCCTACGGATGCTTATTTTGGATACCAGACAGGCCGCTCGAACACGTCAACGCGCTTTGATCCGTCTAACGCCGATCTTCTGCGCCCGCGTGGTGGCATGCTTAACACTTTCTCCTCCGGTAGTTGGATGAAGGAAACTACGGTATTCACCCTTGACGATCTGAGAGAAGGAGCCAACGACGCTGTTTGGTGGGAGTCAGGCTCTCACGCGGCTGGTAAATCCCTCACGGTCATCAGCGGCGCCGTTAGCGGCGTCCTTGATGCAGGCTATGATCGCTTTACGATGCCGATGTACGGCGGGTTTAGTGGTCTAGACATTAAAGAGATGGATCCTTTCCGTAACACTCTTCTTCTTAACGGAACTCCGCGCACCAATTATGCATTCGCTTCAGTGAAGCGAGCGATCGACAGCATTGCTGAACCGGAAGTGGTGGATATTGATCTCGCACTTGTTCCGGGCGTTACCAATGAAGGTCTCACAAACCACTTAATTAATGTTTGTGAAGATCGAGCTGATGCTCTGGCGATTATTGATCTGCCCGGCGGATTTGTTCCCCGCGCGGAATCCACCTCGGAGTCTCGAAATGCCACGACGGGGGTTAAGACGAC